GCCAAAGGAGTAATATGAAAACAGAAGATATAATAGCAATCGGTATAGGCATCATGGGGGTAATACTCTTTGGTGTCATTATATACGATTATGTGTAGTATGTCAAGTAAAATATGTAACGATTGTGGTCATTCATGCCATTGTCGAGATGTATGTACAGTACGAACAGATGAGAATGAGACCGTAAGTGCTTGTGAATGTAATGATTGTAGATGTGAGAAAGATGGTAAATAGTGAGATTAGAGGCTACAAAGTAGGGTATATTATAGGCATCCTGATACAGGCATATCTATTGTATTTGTTTCTACATTGGGTGTTTTAATCAAATCCCGTAGAGGGGTTAATCGTTGGTTACCTTGAGGAATAGTTTGTATACAAAGTGTTTAGAAGGTGGATGCCAGAGATAGTTTGTATACCAAGTAAATAGGGATAAATGATAGAATCCTAGTGGTATAAAGACCGCAGGGTATCGGAATAAAAGGGAAAAGATTATGGCAAATTTTATGGGGAAGAATGGATTTCAATGGTTCGTAGGAGTCGTTGAGGACCGCCAAGACCCCAAACACCTAGGGCGAGTGAGAGTTCGCTGTCTAGGCTATCACACAGAAAACATTGTAGACCTGCCGACAGCAGACCTACCATGGGCACACCCTATGAACCCTATCACAAGCGCCACCGTGTCAGGCATTGGTCAGACACCATTAGGTGTAGTCGAAGGCACATGGGTGGTGGGATTCTTTCAAGATGGTGGAGATGCACAACAACCTATCATCATGGGGACTTTGCCTGGTGTACCTACTTCGTTACCTACAAAGGATTCTGACAAAGGCTTTCAAGATAGAGTCAATGGCAACTACCCCAAGTATAAAGAAACAGATGTCAACCGGCTGGCTGTCAATGATAAGAGCGGGCTGCTTGAGTTAAACCCTCACAGTACATTGACCATACGCCGTGCTGACCGAGATATTTTTGTAGGTCAAGCTGACTTTAATACAGTAGAACTCAATATAGCAAACAGTATTGCCTTGACATTACCTGCTGATGATGGTCAAAGTTTCTCTGAACCAAGTGTACCATACAATGCCGTGTACCCATACAACCATGTAGTGGAGACGGAGAGTGGACACATACGAGAACTAGACGACACGCCAGGCGCTGAGAGAATACATGAGAGGCATGCCAGTGGCTCTGGCTATGAGATTGCCGCAGACGGCACAAAGGTCACACGAGTCAAGAAAGATAACTACGACCTCATCACAGGCGACCACTTCGCCCACATCAAGGGCAATCATAGTACAACAGTAGATGGTGGTGTAAGAGTGTTCGTTAATGCAGATGCTAGTGCTGACTCTAACTATACAATCGAAGTAGGTAACAACGCTAATGTAAACATACAGGTTAACAAAGGTGATGTGAATATAGTTGCGAGTGATGGTAACATCAACATGAAGTCAGGTCAGAACATACAACTAGATGCTGCTCAAGGTATCTACATGAAGGCCAATCTCTTTAGTGCGAACATAGATTCATCATGGTTAGAGAAGGTTGCAGGTAACAACACAAAGACAGGCGATAAGATAAATCTCAACTAAACAAGGGGGTCGATATCTGAGCATGACCTGTTAGAGTACATAAGGGATCTGTTAGGGCATAGATAACTACTGTATAAATAACTCAAAGGGGTTCCCATGTTAAACACAATTTATTTTATTTTTGGAATTTGTGGAGTTCTAATCGCAATTTGTAGCATCCTCTACCTACTACCAACAATCGTTCTATCGTATCTATTTCTCATTGTACTCATAGTAGGCACAGTAGCTCTCATGGTACTCACATACAAAGAGATACGAAAATGAAGTATCATCTGAAGAACTTATCTAAATGGATGTTCCGTGCATACATTGTATGGTCGCTATGTTTAGATGCAACGATTGTATTCGGGCTTCTCTATTACTTCTTTCTTCGATAACATACTACATATATAAATCTTCAAGAGAATAAATATCAATGACTACCTCTAAACTCAGCACATCTGGTTTAGAAAAGATATCAAAAATTTTCTCGGAGGAAAAAAGACATGGAAAACTCTTACACTACTCTACATAGAAACCTAGACAATAGGATTCTCATACTTGAAAAAGAACATCACCCCAATCAAACTCTCATTACAGACCTAAAGAAACAGAAGCTTAAACTGTCAGATAGAATGATATCGACAGTACATGAGCAGTTAGACTTGTTTGCAGAAGATGAGAAGAAACGTGCAAAGAAACTTGTTGACAGTATGATACACGACCAGAAGCGTTCGGATAAGAGAAGGCGTAAATCTCGTAAGAAACGAATACAATATGCAGTACGAAGAACTGACATAAACTCAGGTACAGGATAATGGAGAACATATATCAACAAAGGCGTGAGAGTGTCTATACGAACACAGCAATCACTTATACAAGGGAGGTGTCATGTGATGGCAACCAACTACTCAATAGTCCTGTCGAGGAGCATCCTCTTGTGTATTATCTGATACCTTACAAGACGAATCAGGTATCATGTGAGTATTGTGGCAAGACCTTTGCTTTTGCAGACCCTGAGCTTATCTAAAAAATCTTTCCAAAAATCTTTAAAGGTCTCGAAGGTGTATAAATAGTTATATGTTAAAATTCAAACAAGTGGAAAACATTGATTGTTTATGCGAGGAGACCTATAAAGATTTGGTGATCACCGAAGCGGAGTATCAAGGTAAGACAGTTAAACTGAATGACCCGATACGAGGTGGTAGTAAAAAGTTTTATGTGTATGTGAAGAACCCTAAAGGTAATATCGTAAAGGTATCGTTTGGCGATACAACAGGCTTATCGATTAAGAGAGATAACCCAGCACGAAGAAAATCATTCCGTGCAAGACATAGATGTGATACAGCAAAAGATAAAACAAGTGCAAGATACTGGTCTTGTTATCAATGGCGTGCCAGTGCTCCTGTGAATAACTAATGGAGTTACTTCTCTGGTTCTTATTACTTACCTTTATACCTCTCTATACAATATATTCTTTCAACAAATGGGTAGATAACAATTTCTAATCAATATAAATAGTAGCATATATTATGCGAAGTTTGAGATATCAAATTGAAAACCTCTATATTAATATTCTTTAAAGAAAAGGAGATACAATGATAAAGAAAATACTAGCTATCACTAGCGTAGTACTTTTTTCGTCAGCGATTTGTGCTGCCGAAATTACACCTTACGGTGCTTTTAATTATAAGTACAGCCATGATGAAAATACATCAGGCGTTGCATATAATAAACTCGAAGATAACGGCTCGAAACTTGGTTTAGATTTTTCTGAACCATCAGTTGAAGGTTCTTCGATAGGTGCTTTTGCTAAACTCGAATTAGGATTAGATACGGACGCTACAACTAATTCATTAACTAATAGACTCTCTTATGTCGGTCTATCTTTCGATACAAGCAAAGTTGCTGTAGGTCGTCAATCACATCCATTTACGGATAATGTTGGTGGTAAAACTAACATCTTTAATGTATATGGATCGAATGCTGACCAAAGTTATGCTGCTCGTTCATCACAATCTCTTTCATTCTCTACAACGGCATCAGGTCTTACTCTTGATACATTAGCAATTGCTGATGGGTCATCTAGTAACACAGATGCATTTGATGAGTTTGAAGGTACAATATCTGCTACTCTATTTGGTAGTGATATATCTATAGGATATGCTGATGATGTAAATAGCGATATATCTTATTGGGGTGCAGGTTCAACAACAAGTGTTGGTCCAGTAACAATAGGAACTTCTTATACAATCAAAGACGCTGCAACGGATATAACTGGTGTTGAAATAACAGCAGGAATAAATATCTTAACAGTAGGATATCAAGACTTAGAATCAACAGGAGTATATTATACTGCTGGCGTTGCTAAAGAAATCGTATCTAGTCTAACTGTATATGGTGAGGGGCAAATGAGTGACCTTGATTCTGGGACTGATACTCAGTCTTTTTCTCTTGGTGCTAAATATAGCTTCTAAAAATTTTAAATTAAATAAGAGGGGCGGTTTTAAATCGCCCTTTTTTTATAAGTAAAAGTTATCGCTAAAGCGTGTTCTGTCCAACTCTTTCATTCTATTCTCTAGATCAGCAAGGTCTTGGGATCGAGAAAGATATCGTTCTATTCTTTGTTGGTCTGATTCAAACAATCTCATAAAAATACTAAACAGTTTTTTCATTATTTAATCCTTTTTTATATTGGTCGTATTCAATGGCAGCCTTCCAGTCATTACCGTATTCAGTTTTATAGTACCTGACGAGGTCTGGATTAACGTGGTCGTAAGTGTTATCAGAAAAATAAAAGTTAGTGCTAATAAGATGGGAGATTTTTTTAAAATATCGTAACATAATTTGTGTCCTTTCATACAAATATTTATTAGAAAAGTCTATGTGTTTAACACAGTAATATCAACTAGTCATTATGCAAAAAACAGATACTTAAATGCTTACACATAACTTACACATAACTTACACATACAAAATTTACGAATTTACAAAATGATGTTACAATTGTTTACAAGTTGTAAATTTCAAATGTCAAGCATGTAAAATTTTTAAATAAATAATTATATGGATGATAAAGAAGAAGTCAAGCTATTAGACATACCTGAAAAGATAGAAGAAAATATAAATGCTGTTTGGTCAAATAGATATGGGTGGCACTTACAAAGAAAAGAAGTACCTAGTGTATCCGAAGAGGAATAACTACTAGATATATAATTCTCTATTCTTATAAGTACTCTATGTACGTTCCTCCGAGACCGCTCCAAAGCCAGAGTTCAGATTAATAGTGGTCTTGTGATAATTGTATTATAGCATAGTGTATTACTTTTAATAAGTCATTCTTATTATGACCATCTTTCTTGCCATATCGTTGAGCATACTTTAGTATGTTGCCCATACAGAAACCTGTACCATGACCTTGGTCAATGATAGTTTCTGTGGCTTGTCTAGTTACATCTTGAGCATAATGTGATGTGTAAGTCTTATCAACATATTGCTCTATCTCTTGCATTATTTTGCCTTCGTTAAATTTGTAGTCTATGTGATGAGTTTTTAATGTCATAGATTCCTTCCGATTTGTTTGTTTTGTTTTTTTGTAAATGTTGTATTACCATTTTTAAGTAGTTTGTTTCTGATTGTATTAGGATCAAGTCCTAGCATACTACAATAATTTTTATATTCAGGATGATTGCCTAGAATCCAATCGGTTGCTTCAGCCTTAAATTTTATATTGTAATCAGTTGTGCCTTCGTATGAAGCATCCTCTACTGCTTGAGTTAGTATTGCCGTAATAAATTTTTCATCGCCTGTCATAATGTTAGTCTCCTATTATTTGTGATAAATATGCCCAATATTGACCACTATTGTTTGTAAATGAAATTGAACCATTGTATTTTAAATCAGTATCATATTCATTCACTTGTGTGCCTTGCTCTCCTGCAGGGTCACCCGGTTTTGTTGCAATAGAAATATCAGTTATATTTCCTTGCCTTATCTTACTGTTGAAATTCATCCCAACAGTAATTTCTTCGCCCACTTTAATTAACATACTTGAGCCCTCAATATAGTTTCACTTTCAATCAACTGACTAACGCCTTCTTTATTTGTCAGGCGTTTGTGTTTAAGATTGTGAGAACCATAAGACTCTTTTTTAAATACAACATCAATTCTATCAGTTTCGTATAGTTTATCAATTATATTTAATAATCTAATTCTGTTAATAGCATTACCTCTACCGTTAGTCGGCATACTTTGAGTCACAGCAAAGATAGATTTCATAATTTCAAATTTTTCCATAATATAGTTTCCTTTCAATTAAACTTGTTTAAGATTTAGTCCGCCGATAGAATATACAAATTCTTCAGCATCTTGTTTTGAATTGATACCTTCAAGAGATAACATTTCATCAGTATTTTGCATTTTTGCAATCGCCTGATCGTTAGTTAAGATACCTTGTTCGATATCAGTTTGGATAGCTTCTAAGAATTTAGTTGCTTTGTCCCAGT